TCCTACAGAGTCGCCAATATATTCTTGCAACTCTTCAAAGTCTCTTTGGCTTAAAACATTTTTTGCATATTTAATATGTTCAAAACTTTCTACCATCCGTACTCTTCCTCTGGATCCATTATATTTTCTTCGCTTTCTTATGTATTGCCTCACGACCACCCTCTATATTTATACGAGTTTGGTTTTTCGGCAGCATTACATAACCATTATGTGTTATTACTTCACCACCCATATGCATAAATTTTTCTTCGCATTGTGGACAATCTAGTTCCTTTTCTTGCACTTTTATATACCCGTTACCATCACAACGAGGACATATAGCTCTAACGCGCTCTACCATTTTTCTTTTTTACTTCTTTATCTAATAAAAACTCTATTACTTTCTGTATACTAACAGGAACCTCAAAACGGTTTTCTGCTAATGTTTTCAATTGATTATGTGTAGCCACAGAGACTGACACTGATTTAAAACTGCTTATATCTGGCATGTTTCTTTCTCCTTGTTGTGTTATTATATGGGATTATATACAGCAATTATTATATTTGACAATAGTTTATTTTAAATTATTATACAAAAATCTCTCTCACCTTCATATGTCGGGTGTTTTTTATTCCTTTAGCATCCGACATTAAGATATATCTCCCCAACAACTACCTTTCTCATAGTCAATTTTATTTGGAACGCTAAGCTCTACTGCGTTCTCCATTATTTCAATAATCTTTTCAGCCTTTTCAGGTGACTCAACAGAAAAATCTAGTTCATCATGTATCTGTATGTGAGGTATGATCCCTTCTTTCCACAAATCAACCATAGCTTTCTTTGTCATGTCTGCTGCTGATCCTTGTATTAATTTGTTTAATGCTTTGTAAGTAAAGGCTCTTTTAATTCCCGGGCCATGTTCCCTGAGAGCCTCTGCATGGGGCAATGGCTTATGTATTCCATAAGAGCGAGGCTGCCATAGATCAAAGTGACAAACCCTACCACCTATCGTTCTAATCTTACCACTGTCTTCTGCCCGTCTAGAAACTGCTTCGGATATCATCTTAACAAACGGGGCATTAGAGTGATAATTTTTTATCAACTCTTCAGCCTCGTCTATCATTAATCCTAGTTCCGACATTAATTTGTTTTTACCCATACCATACATGATACCAAGGTTAATTGTTTTAGCCTGCTTACGTTCAATACCAGCCATCTCAGCAATCATCTCATGGAAGTCTGCTTCGCCTTTGTTATATGCATCTACAATCGTTCTTGAGCCTTCTAAACCTAATATGTGTGCGTAGTGTACTAGTATTCTAGGCTCTTGTTGACTGTAGTCAAAGCAGCCCCAGTGTGTTTTCTCTTCTGGAATAAATATACCACGTATCAATGGCCCTAATGTTTTATGTCTTGCAGGTATCTGTTGAAGATTGGGATTACTGTAACTAAAACGACCGGTTACAGTACCCCCATCATCAGACCTAATCTGATTTATATCACTATGTATTCTACCTTTGTGTTCATGCTTTAATATTGTCTCAATAAAAGTTGTATTCATTTTATTTAACTCACGACAATTAACAATCATTCCTGGTAGTTCGTGTGGATGTTCTTTTAAAAAGTTTTTTGTAAATGTAGGATTACCTTCTTTAGTTCTTTCATAACTAATCTTTAATTCATCAAACGCTTTAGCTACAGAAGCTGCAGACCATATCTCTATGTCAAAACCAACTAAACCTATCATGTCTTTTCTAATTGATTTTTCAGAAGACTCTAAAGACTTTCTAAGCGCAGCAGCCTTATCTAAGTCAACTCTTACTCCTCTAAATTTCATGTCAACTAATGCAGGAAACAAATCAGTTTCCATATTAAATATTTGCCATAGATCTTGCTGTGTTAATTCATGTTTCATTGCTTGCCACAATTTTAAAGTAGACTCAGCGTCCTGTTCTGCATACTCACCAACATACATTGCTGGCATTCTCCACATCTCAGACTTAGGGTTTACACCCCAGGCCTTTGCTGCTTCTTGTAATAACTTTTCGTTTTTACCTATACCTGTATATTGTTTTGCTAGACCATCTAATGTAAAACCCCAACGATTTTCATCGACTAAACTTGCCGCTATCATTGTGTCATAGATTCTACCATTAATATTTAGACCTGCAGAGCGTATCCAAGATACATCGTACATTGCATTGTGAAATATTTTATCCGAGTCTGTTTTTAATAGTTTTTGAAACCATCTCATAACTACTTTCTTATCAAGACAACCTCTATTGTCTTCATGCGCTATAGGAAAGTATCCTTTCCAACCTTCAACAGCTACAGCTATTCCAACTATCTCTCCATCGCCCCGTACAGAACCTGATCCCATTTTTAATAGATTAGGGTCTCTTGTTTCTAAATCGATTGCAATTTCTTTGTGGCCAGTTAAATCTGGCAAAGATGTTGGTGGCACCCAATCAGTATCTGGTGCAAATAACGGAGGCTGTATTTTTCTCAACTATAATCTCTTTCGATAATCATTTCTATGTAATGTATCGCCTTCTCTAGATCTTGTTTACCGCTTCCCTTATGCGGGTGTCTCATAATATACTTTATAGCATTTCCTTCAGCAAATAACAAATTGTTTTTATTGATGAATTCCGCTGGTTGTATCTTATAATGGTTGTAATGACTACCCCCGATTTGTTTTTTTAATGATTTCATTGTACTAACCCTCCTGAAAAATACATCTTTCGTTCCGGACGTTTTTGTCTTTCAATATATTTTTCTATAATAATTTTGCAATCTTCAACTCTAATGTTACTTTTCCTATCGTTAAAATCCCAACGACAAAAAACAATATTATTTTTTGTGTAACCAACATCAGAGTCAAACCTATCAATAGACAATAGATCTGGTGGTGCTGAATGTTTTTTCTTTGCTCCTTTAACAGCAAGTTTTCTAACTATGCGAAAAGGTTTACCTGTATAATAACAATTCCAACCATATTTTTTCTTATGCTCTTCCCATAACTCAAAAAACTCTTCACGTGTTATATCGTTTTTTAATGACTGCAGTTTTCCCTTTCCCCTTTTTTTAAGGTCATTCCATTTTGAAATTAAAAAACCATTTTCAGTATTTAAATACTTAATGTTTTGTTCTCTACGGTCTTCTTTGTTTTTGTAAGGCATTAAAGTATATAGGCCCTTTCGTAGTTTCTTGGTTCTAAAATATGTAGTTCTTGTTTTGCTCTTGTAACAGCAACGTAAAACAATCTATGTAACTCATCTGGATCGACGTCATTGTTGTCTACAGCTGTTTTAGTTATGTCTGGTAAAACTAAAACATTATCTGCCTCACCACCTTTAGCTCCGTGTATTGTTGACATTGTTATACGTGGTGTCTTTGTAATCTTTTCACTATTGGCTAACATATTTCTTATGTAGTTTTCTCTGTACGTATCTAAACCTGCAAAAGCTTTGTACCAAACATCTCTAGTTTGTAATCCATGTTCCGCGACGCACTGTTCACTAGTATATCTAAAATCTGAATGAAAAGTTTTACCTTTTTTATATCCCTTTGCTACGTTGTCACCTAGATACGAATACAAATTCTTTAACTGTAATAAATTTAGTTCCTGTTCTGATTCTCTCCACGCCTCCCAGTTTTGAATAGCCATAAGTAAATCTACAGGTATAGAGTTTCTACCTTTATGTGAGAAATACCATCCTTGCAGTTCACATAAGTCTTTAATATCATCTAAAAAATAATTTGCAGACGCCAGCACTAGCCACTCGCCTTCGCTCATGTCCACTTGTGTGATGTCTGAATACCTATTCAATTTACCTGTAGTAGATTTAGGTTTGTATTCTTTATCATACCTGTTCTCTACTCTTTGTATTATGCTTTGTGATAGCTCATGTATAGGTCCACCAGGAATACGATAGGATTGATCTAGAACTGTGATATCGTCAACTTCGTCCCTGAGCGCGATGAAATGATCCACATCGGCGCCTGCCCATCTGAATATAGCCTGGTCATCATCACCTGCGATGTAAGTCTTATCAGCTCTGCTCCAGAGGGCTCGTACCATTTTCCATTGGAGAGGAGATAAATCTTGGGCCTCGTCAATGAAGAGGACAGTAAACCCTGGAGCCACATCTTCGACAATAAACCTGTGTAACATATCTCCATAGTCTATAAGACCTTTTTCTTTTTTATACCTAGTTAATTCTCTATCTAAAAGATACAGCGTATCTCTTTCTATATCAAGGTAATGTGTGTTCTCGTCATACACATCCATTAAATCTCTGTCAGTTGCTCTAGCTTTTTCTATAAGTTGTAGATACTCATTATCAGATGTAAACGTGCCGTCTTCTTCACTGTTGTATACCTTCTTTATTGTAATAGGTATGCCACACTTACTGCCAAAATCTTTATAGTCAGCTGACTGCATGACTCTAGACTTACTGAGACCTAGCGCACCAAACGCCAGTGAATGTAATGTTCTAAAATATGGAAAGTCTTTTTCATCTAGACCAAACTTTTCTACTGCTCTTTGTTTTGCTTCGTTAGCTGCTTTCTTTGTAAAAGAAAAATAACCAATTCTTTTAGTATCAACACCAGACTTGATAAACTCATCTACTAAATCTAATAGTGTAGTTGTTTTACCTGTACCTGGTGGTCCTAAAATAATTGTTTTCATTTATCTACGTTCCCATGATAGACAATTACAACCGCTGTACAGTTAGGACATGATAAGTTTGTCATGATCATATGTTGCTCTTCATCGTTGTCTTCCCACTCAGTGTCGTGGTCACCACCCCATATTAATTCGTGATTGCAGCTCCAACACTTCATTAGAAAGGTGTCTCCGTATATTTCTCTTGAGTTACATCTACGTCATACTTTGTCATAGCTTTTATCTTAACAACCCTAGGAGTTTGATTCTTTAGTTTCATTCTTATTTCATCTACAAAAGAATCTAATTGTTTAATTAAATTACCTGTCTTAATCTTATCAACTTCCCAGTTGTTTCTTTTTGCAAAACTAAAGAAGTCATCCATTCTAAAATGTGTAAACCCTTCTTCATCGGTCCACGCTGATTTATTCAGTATGTCTTCTTTCTTTCTCGCTTGTGATCTGTGAATTGTAAAGTCATACAATAAGTTTTCTAACTGCTCGTTATGCTTCAATGATTCTAGTGGTTCTATTTCTTCCAAACTATTCATCAATGCTTTTAAATATATCTCTCTCCAATCTTTTGCCTTAGGTATCGGAGATACAATGTTTGCTTGATCTAATACTGCTATTGCAAACAAATTAGGATTGTGCAACTGCTCTGTCTTAAGTTCTATTCTTTTACCTGCCACATTTAAAAACCATTGTGGTGGATTAGAGTTTATCTTTGTTAGTGTATCCATCTCTGGCATTTGCTCTTCTTCAAAACCTACACCAAACTTTTTAGTTCTACATTTTGCAGGATTACATACTCCACATATCGGTTGGTCTTTACACCTGTACTTGTCATAGCCACGTTTACCAACAGAAGCCATCAATGCTTTTACTTCCTGGAAACCTAATGGAGGATTCATCCATTTAGAATTATCCTCTAAAACTTTATCTTCCCAGTTATCCGGGTTAGCTTGTTTATGATATACAGCTACGTTAAACAATGCATTATTACGCGATCCTTCACCAAAACCTTCATCAGCTAATGTGTTTAAACAAGGTGGACCATCCTTAAAAGCTTCGTTAGTTTCTAACTTCTGCTTTACAACTATTGACTGTACTTCTTCTTTAGTTTGTGACCACTCGTCGTATATAGAATAGAACTCTTCTAAAGTAGCTGCTTCACCACCTGCTTTAAAAGTATATCTAAGTCCTTCTATGTCTCCATGATATGGTAAGTTTAAAAAGTTTCCTGTATCTCCACGCTCCACGAGTATCTCTGTCTGTTTAGGAAATATCTCACTACCTCCAAAACCTAACGCATCAGACATAGCTTTTAGTTTTGATTGCATCAACGATGCAGATATAAATTCTTTTGTAAATAGAAACAAATGTGCGCCACCAGACTTAGACCTAAATGTGACTAAAGGAAAACCTAATCCTTTTATATTTCTCATGATAGCCATGTGGTCGAGATTGTATTGATCAACATCAATACAACCCCAACGACATTCATTGTTTTCGTTAATAGGTATTACACCTAGAGCAGGATCTTTCCCGTCTATGTGATCTTGCCAAAAATGATCTGGTATTGGTTCTCTTTTAATAAATGCTTTACCAACAGCTTTACCTTTGTCTGTTGTTTCACCTGATAATATTAATTGTCCGTAGGCACTATTATTGCCTTCAAATATATCCTTAAATTTTTGCATACTCTTTATTGTACTCTCTTTGATACTCTCTTACTTTGTCTCTATTTTTTTCTCTATACTCACGATAGTATTCGCGAGTCTTTCTTCGCTTATATTCTTTTCCCTCCGGACTGTCTAGAATTAAATTAATTCGCTCTTTCAGCCGTTTATTTTCTTTTCTTAACGTATCCATCGTCTTCTTACGATAGTAACGCATTTGATAAAATGATTCTCTGCTTCTTTTCATAATAAAAATATGTTCCGGGCAGGGGGAGGTGCCCGGAACATCATGGTTAATTAAAACGGTACTTCGTCTTCTGACTTAGTACTGTCATTACCATGCTTTGCCTTGACGTCTCCCGTAGACACACTCTCAGCAAAACTTTTTGCGGACTCATACAAAGCTTTGTTTTGTACAGGTCCAACCTTAGTTACATTCCAACCAAACCAAGTTCCTTTATCGTTCGATTGTTCTACTGTTTTAAGGTTATACACGTGACTGTAAGCCGCCGGTGTAAACAAACCATTTTTACCTTCTAGTTTGATACTAGCCATCATAGCATTCCAACTACGACTTACTTTAAGTTGCGTTGACTTCATAGAAATCAATGCTGTCTGCATATCTTCAGTCAATACAAAGTATGACGCTGTGTTCTCAAGATAGTTCCCATTGTCTAGTCTATCTTTATAACCTGCATCACGCTTAGCTTGCTTGATG